TTAACAGAAAATGACACGCCGATTCAGAGAATCCCATTCGAGTTTTCAACAGATATTGATTATATCAAGGTTTACACTGATAAGATCACGCTCGGGGCTGAAGAATATGCAGGAACATTCACTGCCGACATTTCCCATACAAGTATCAGCTCTAATGTGCTTATGGCGGATGGCGTCCATGGGATTGCGCGCACTGACGGCACGCAGATTGTTGATGCTGCATTCACGACCGACACAGGCAAGCCAAGCTCGGAATTTGATGGCATATTCTCGCACCAAGACCGCCCATACGCTTGGGATAGCGATGATCTCGCATTCTATTATGGCGACGTTGGTGCCGTTACCGGCCAGCTAACGCGCTTCCCGCTCGATAGGCTTGGGAATATAAACGGCACAATAACAATAATAACGTCAATGACCGTAAACGCTGCCCACGGCATGAACGATATTCTGGTTATCGTGACGAGCACGGGATGGATTGTTCTATATGAGGGGATTGACCCAGGAGATGCGCTCGATTGGCGATTGCTTGGCCGCGTTAAGGGCGCGGCACCAGTATCTAAATTTGCGGTTCATTCATTCGGTGCTGACCTCTGGCTTTTAACCGTGCGTGGCATTATTTCTGTGAGGGAAAGCCTCCAGCGAGGCGTTTTTGCCCTGACCTCGCCAATGTCTATGGCAATATCTGACCTTGTTATTGCTGATATTAAGACTGGTAAATCCCTTCGCGGCTGGCAAATGATTGCGCGACAAGATGAAGCCCAGATTTTCTTAAATGTTCCAACTATATCGGGATTTAAGCAGTATATCTATGATGCAAACGCAGGCGCGTGGCAGACGTCAGATTACGATGCACGCTGGCTTCACGATCTTGATGGCAATCTTGATTTCACCACGTCCAGCGGTGACCTATGCCGGATCGGAGCCGCAGGCGACAACGGCGCCAGCATTACCGCAGAATTCTACACATCTTGGATACGGCTTCCACGCGCTTCTGAACTTTCCTACCTTATACCAACCATAATTGCTGATTCCGAATTAGTGGTTAAAATCACTGTTTTAACGGATCACAACGACACCGCCGGAGACGTTGCGCAGGCCGAGCAGACTGTGACCATAAGGCCGGACAACGCGGGAACTCAGGTTTCGCTAGATGATCTTATCGGGGTGAACGCCAGCGGCAGAGTGTTTCAGGCGCGTTTCGAGATAACGGGGGCAAAATTTTCGTTTGAAAGCCTAATCGCGGGGGTGGTGTGATTTTGGGTGAAATGGTTGGCAATGTTGTTTTTGGGTCAGATATGGAGGTGGCCGATTGGGTAGCATCGCATATCCCAGAATTTAAGGTGGATGAAAATTCAACGGCACTCGGGGTTATACGCGATGGTGAGTTGATCGCTGGCGTGATTTATGAGCGCTACAATGGTGTCCATGTTGAGGTGTCGATTGCGACAGCAGACCCGCGCTGGGCAAAGAGGTCAACCCTAAAAACCCTATTCGGATACCCGTTTAATCAGTTGCGATGCAAAGCAATAACGGTTTTAGTGCCATCGAGCAATATGGAATCGCTAAACTTGGCGACAAAGCTTGGGTTTCGACCTGAAGCATTTATAAAATATTCCGCACATGATGGCAGCGCTCTGGTAGTGTTGAAGATGTTCAAAGAGGACTGTCATTGGATTGAGGAGAAGAACTATGGCCAAAGGCGGAGCAGCACCAACACCACCTGATCCATACAAGACGGCGGCGGTGGAGGCCAGTTTTAACCGGACAGATACATTCAGCCCTAACGGGTCTGGCGTGCGAAATGGCTACACCGACGCAAACGGAAACTTTGTGGCGGGTGTGGCCCCAGAAGGCTTCCAATCTGCCACTTCATACATCGAGAGCGCATCCGACAAATCCAAACGGGAATTACTTGACCCTGCATCCGTGGCGCTGACGCAGCGCCTACTCGCAGACAACACAGGCAGCAATATGCCTGGACCTGCTCGGGTGCGTGACTTTTCCAGCATGGCCGATGATATTTTTAATGCCGGATATAATCGTATGCAGCCGCAATTTGATGCGCAAAATAACCGGATGCTTGCGAACTTACAGGCGCGCGGTATTCCAGTTGGGTCCGAAGCTTTTGGCGAAGCCTATAACCAGCAACAGGGTAGCGTAAATGACGCGATGATTAAGCTTGCTATGGATGCTAAAATGGCCGCAGGTGGCGAGCAGTCTCGACAGTTTAGCCTTGATTCAGCCCAACGCGGCGGAGCGTTGAATGAGCTGGCTACAGCCATGAGCGGCGGTTTAAGCCCTGTATCACAAACCCCGAGCGGGAACCAACCCGGGGTTAATTACTCTGGCCTTGTCGGTCAGCAATATAATGCTCAATTATCGCAATACAACAATCAGCAAGCCAACCGGTCCGCCAATATGAGCGCGCTCGGGTCTCTTGGTGGTGCGCTTCTTATGAAGTGCTCTGTTTCTGCGAAGGCTATTACCGGAGACCTAAACGCGCGCGGCGCTGCTAATGCCATTCAGAACATGCCTCTTTTTGCATGGCACTATCGAGAAGGCGAGGCCCCCGAGGGAATGGGCCAAGAAACCCATGTTGGGCCGATGGCGGAGAGCTTCCACGGGCTAACAGGCTTGGGCAGCCCAGACACGATCAGCGTTATTGATATGCTTGGTGTGGTCACTGGCGCGCTCAAAGACGCGCTACAGCGCATTGATGTTCTTGAGCATAAAATGAAAGGCGGGAGGGTCCACTAATGGCGAAAATGGGGAACACAGGCGGCATGACGATTCCGCCGCGCCGCGATGGTGTAGCGCGGACAGGCACCATGCAGAACGGCCTTATGAGCGGCTTGAACAACCTCTTGCCAGCACAGGGGTCGAAGGAACGCTACGACATGGTGATGCAGCTCGTTAATTCTGGCTTGGGAGCCGCGAGCCAGTCTAACTCGCCTCTTGCGAACCTGCTCGCCCCATTAGCGGGTGCGGCCATTGGCGGCGGGGCGACACGGAAATATAACGATGCGACCGAAGCGCGCAATAGCGAGATGGCGAACTCCCTACTTGGCAGCATGGCAGGCAACCCGCAGGCACAGGCATACCTTACGGCCCTGAATGACCCTAATACGCCGCCTCACTTGCGCGCTATCGCGCAAAGCAAGCTTGATGCACTTATGACACCGCCGAGCCGTGGGGGTGACGGTGGGTATAGTGGTGGTCCTGCACCGTTTACAGCACGCAATACCGATGCGCTGATTGCGCAGGTTCTTCAAGCCGCCATGGGTGCAGGTGGCGATGGTGGCGAAACCGTTACAGCAGCCGAACAAGCGCGCATTGATTTGATCAAGAACGCGCGCAGCCGGATGGGCGCTTCTTCTACCGCACCTGTTGTTGATGAGCTGACGGGGTTGCTTAATGGCGGACCGAACCCACCAGCCATGCCAGCGCCACAAATTTCCGACCCAAACTCTGATCCATTGGGGATATTGAATTAAATGGGCATTTTAGACGAATATCGCAGACAAAATCCACAATACAAAGACATCAGCAACAACGCGCTTGCTGATGCAATGTATGATAAATTCTACAGCAACATTCCACGCGAGGAGTTTGATGCAAAGGTTGGGTATGCCCAAACCCTGCCGCGCATTCCAGCCACGCCGGAAAGCATGGCCGGTGAAATCGCGCAGCCATATAACCCTGTTGCCAGAACTCCGATGCAGATTCGTGGTCTTGAGGATCGGGATGCGATGGATGGAGTTGGATTTGGTTCTGACCAAACTTCACCAATTATGACAGATGTTAAAGCTGGTGAATATTCTGATCAGCTTGGAGGTGTTACGTATGGTCAGCTTACTGACATGCGGAATCAGTCATCAAACATGACACTCTTTGGCATTGGCAGCCAAGAAGATGTTGGGTATGGGATAAACCCAGCAATATCAAGCTCTGAATTTGGGCGCGGGTTTGAATCTGGGGTTACCGGACTGAAGCAAATGGTCGTCGCTGCATCCACGATACCTCTCAGTGGAATGACAACTGTTCTCGGAGAGCGCCTGTCGATGTATGATAAGGTAGATGCGCTTCCGCAAGGGCTTGAGCGTTGGCAGGTTGCGGAAGCATTGGGCATTTCCCCAATGAACTACGCTTCAAGTCTTGCGGATGATTACTACCATGGCGATGCGAAAAGGCGCGGAGACCACAGGTCGCGCGCCCTAAGAATGATCACCTCAAACGAAGAGCTTATGCGGCAGATTGTGGCGCTTCATAAGCAATATTCTGATGAGATGCAGGCAATGACAGGCCGAGTCCCGAATTTCACAGATATTAACGATGTGAATGATTTTGTTGATTGGGCTGCTAGCTCCACAGGTCAGGCGATACCGTTCTTGGGAGCTATAGCCGCGTCCGGCGCGCTCGGTGGTGCTCCCGCAATTGGCGCGGCTGGTTATGGCTTGGGTGCTGGCGACCTGCAAAGCTCTCTCATGGATGAAGGGATAACAGATAGGGGTGATCTCGCACTGGCCGGAGCCATACCTTACGCAGCATTGGAATACCTAGGACCGGCTGCTTCAGCCTTCAGAGGTGTCTCCAACAAGGTCATCAAGGAAGTAGCACGTGGGTATTTTCGCAGATTAGGACGCGCTATCCCTCAAAATGCAGTTGAGGAATTTATCAATGAAGCCGGGCAGGGAATAATTAGCGATATTGCTGTTGGCGAGGGAACTGGTGATGGCGTTACACTTGATGATGAGACGCTGCTAAGTTGGTTTAATCAAGGAATGGCTGGGGCTATTGTTGGTGGTGCTGGTGGCGTCCTACACGCCTCTGTTGGCGGCAGGAATACCCCCGCAGCCCCACAAGTCACGCAGCCAGCCGCGCCGCAACCTCCCACGCAGGGCGCACCTATAAATGCACCAAACGGCCCGCAGGCAGCGCCAAACCAAGCGCAGCCACAGCAACCGCAACAACCAGATGTAACGCAACCACCGGCCACGCCGGAGACCGCTGCCCCGCAGCAACCGACGCCGCAAGAAATGGCGGACGGGTTGGCGGGCGCAGCAACCGCCCCCGCCAGCCCCGCTACACCAGAAGCGCCAGCACAGCCACAAGAACCAGCCGCAACACCGGAGGCACCGCAGCAACCCGCAGGGGATACTGCTGCCAAGCCTGACCGCTCGATGTTTGACGCCAAGGAATGGCAAGAGATCGAAAGCATTGTTGGTAGCGGCGATAACCGCAATGACGCGACAGGTCGCACCGTCATGTATAACGCCCGCACGGGCGAGACCATGCAGATGGATAAATTCGCCGAGATGGTGGCAGACCGCGCCGCACCGGACGTGCAGGACACTGCACCAAATGCTCCTACCGCACCATCCACCCCACAATCAGGGGAAAGTGGCAATGTGGGTTCTGTGCAGCCTGCCCCGCAAGAGGTGCAAGCTCCACAACAACCTGTTGCCCAGGGCGCAGACGCCCCCGCCCAGCCGGACACTGCGCCCGCACCGCTACCAGAAAGCGCCGCACCGCCGAAAGAATCGCCAAATAGTGCTGAAACCGCTGTTGATACGCCTTTACCCCCCCCAGAACAAACGGGGCAAGAGAATCAGCCAGCGCCTGTTACCCAAAAGCAGGCTAACGGCGCACTCCCCGATGGTCTGCGCGCCGTGCGCCGAAACCCAGACAACAGCAACGAGTGGACGCTCTTGGGTGATAATGCGGACCCTGTTGGCACGTTCACCTCCACAGCGCAGGACGGCATTGACGCGCAAACCTTTGAGCGTATGCGCGCTTCCGCCGCGACCTATAACCAAAACCGCCAGCGCGGCGCAGATGGTGGACCCGTGCAAATGCAGAACGAGGTATTGCCGGACAACAGCAATCGCGTTCCCCCGCAGGTAGCACCGATGGACCGCAGCCTGTCGCAGGCCGGTGCATACTGGGATGGCATGTCATCGGGGCAACGCGAGAATTTCCTCCGGTCCATGAACCCGAACGGCAAGGCAGATGTGCGCGAACGCTTCATTAAAATGCCATGGTCAGAGATTTCGGACAACGTGCGGATGGCAATCACTGAAAAGCTGCCTAATGGCGCGTTTCAGCAATCCGAGCAACAAAAGCCTGCCGCTGATCTTGACACTATCGCTAAAGAGATATTCCAAACCTATCAGGATTTTAGCCCGCAGGTGGCTTCAAAACTCATGGCGCGGCGCGGGCGTGAGAACGGCCTGACAGATGCGCAGGTTGCGGATGTGACGGAAAAAGTTAAGGCGCTCAGGAAGCAGGGCCGCTCCACCAGCGAAGAATTCACACAAAAATCACAGAGCGAACCAGTTACCGACCGCGAAAAGGCTATGGCCGCGCTGCCGGATGGCTTTTCTTTGATCGAGATCAGGAGGCGCACCAACGATTACCGCGCCATTGTGGAAATGGACGCCAACAGCAAGCGCGAGGCCGGAACAGGCGAAACGCCGGAAAGCGCTGTTGAGGTGGCTGCACGCCTTCTGGAAATTAGGAACCCGCAGAAGCAAGGCGCAGCGGCGGACCCAGCATTCAAGGCAGCTCAGGACAGCGGCAAGCTTCAGGTTGTTCATGTCGGCCAGCCGGAGGGCGGAATATCCAAAGCAGAACCGCGCATAATTACAAAAGCGGAGTGGGACAAAACACACAGCGACTACAAAAGCGTTATCGACGGACAAAAGCACATCCTTGAGCTTGATAAAAAATCGGGTGCCACGGTCTTGTCGCCGGTAGATGTTGCCTCACCTTACGAAGATAATTCTATGATAGACGCCAGACAAGGCCCTCACTATGCGAGCGGACAAAAGGCAGCTCGTGATGGAATGAGGCGAGAATTACCGTCATACTTCACCAAACAGCGCGGTAAAAATGCAAAAGATTGGTATCGCGGATATGACAGCTTTAAGTCAGAAGCAAGCCCAACAACCGCCGAGCAGATCGCATCTGAGGCAGCACAGGCCGATACCAACCCGACGGACGCGCAAAAAAAGGCCGCGCCCGAAAGCGCGACCCAAGTCCAACAGGGAGGTATGAATCCTGATGCAGTAGCAGGGCTTCAACAGCCAGACAATGCCACAGACTTGGCCGCAGATCAACCCACGGTCTCACTTGGTAAGCGATTGGCTGAACTTATGGGGTCCAGCGCGTTCCCGAGCACAAATATCAAACTGATGAAAATGGCGGCGGAGGACTTCGGCGGCACTATTGCCGAGGGTAAATTCTCCCCGAAAGATGCATATGAAGGCTTAGAGTTGGCCATGAATATGTGGATTGCAAAAAAAGGCTACGAGCCTTCCGTGGATAAGACTGCCGCTAAAATGATCGTCGTCAAGTTGCAGGAGATGACTGAAACCCTGCCAACACAGACTCGCCTCGATGGTGAAACCGATGCCTTCCAGCAATTCAGCACACCGCCTTCCTATGCCTTTGCCGCAAATTGGGTGGCAAACATCCAAATGGGTGAGCGAGCACTCGAGCCTAGCGCGGGGAACGGCGGCATTGCCATATTCGCAAAGAATGCTGGTGCTAAAGTTGATGTGAACGAGATTGCCGCGCGACGCGCCCCGTCGCTTAAGGCACTTGGCTTTAACCGCGTCACAAAAGAGAACGCTGAGCAGATCGCCAATATATGGGCAAAGGACCCATCTCGCAAATATGACGTAGTGGTGATGAACCCGCCATTTAGCGCCAGCGGTATCCGTGGTGGCAACAACACGTCTGCCACGGGCGCGCAACACATTCAGCAGGCGCTTGACCTTATGAAGCAGGGCGGGCGTCTGGTGGCGATTATGGGCCACACGTTCCATCCCGGCAATTCCCGCGTGTCCAAATTCTTCAAGGGATTGGATGGGGAATACACCGTTCAAGCTAATATTGAGGTCAATGGCTCAAAGGTGTATACTAAATATGGAACATCTTACGACAACCGGATTTTGGTGATCGACAAGATGGCCGCGCCAGAAGGCCATAAGACACTCGGGGGGCGTGCTGAAACCATACCCGAATTGATCGACATGATGGAGGATATTCGCAATGTCGCCAACGACCGAAGCACAAAGAATGGCACAGATTCAGACCCTCAAGGGATCTCGAGTCGAGAAGAGGGCCGAGCACCTGCTGAAGATGGCGGGCAATCCAGAGACGGAAAGCCTAAGCGCGTTCCTGAGCCTGATGGTGTGGGGCGCGAGACAGACGGGGCAGGACGACATCGCGGAGATGATCCTGCAAATGGACAGAGAACTCGGGCCAAAGAAGGCCGCGAAGGAGTTGATGGCAGGAGAGAAACCAACGAAGTTGATGGAGGAGCTAGGGCCAGCGGAAGCAGCCGAGCAGCTTCTTCTAATCGTCAGCGAACAACTTTAGAAGATGCAAAGGCATATGAGGTCGAAGACGTATCCGGCGGATTTTCAAAATACCGTCCTTCGCGCGTGCGCGTTAAAAATGCGGTAGAGCACCCAATGCAGTTGGTGGAATCCTCTGCCATGGCCTCCGTTAATCCACCGCGACCGAATTATGAAATTCAGCTTCCCGAGGCTATGGTCAAAAAAGGGCTTCTTTCTGAGGCACAACTTGAAACCGTTGTTTATGCTGGGGCGGCGCATTCCGAAATGCTCCCCTCCGATGCGCAGAACCCTGCGCGGCGCAAAGGCATTCTTATCGGGGATGGCACCGGCGTTGGCAAAACGCGCGAGATTGCGGGTATTATCGCGGATAATTGGGCGCAGGGGCGCAAAAAACACATCCTGATTTCCAAGGATAAAAAGCTGATCAAGGGCGCGCGACGCGATTTTGATAATGTCGGTATGAATAGCGTGCCGATAAACGACCTTGGCTCGGTTAAGGCAGATGGCGAAGTTAAAAAAGGCACCCAAGGCGTTATGTTTGCCACATACTCCACCATTGGGCGCGCGGCGGCAGATGGTAAAAAGTCCCGCCTTGATCAGTTGGTTGATTGGGTTGGCCCTGACTTTGATGGCACGATCACATTTGATGAAAGCCACTTGGCGGGCAATGCTCTTGCGGTAAAAGGGAAGCGCGGCACCACCAAGCCTTCAGCCACGGCCCTTGCTGTTGTGGACTTGCAAAACCGGCTTCCCAACGCGCGCGTGGTCTACGCCTCCGCTACGGCGGCAACAGAGGTCCACAATCTCGCCTATGCAAACCGCCTTGGCATGTGGGGGCCTGGAACGCCCTTCCCTACCGTGAACAGCTTTGTTGAGCAAATAAACAAGGGCGGGATAGCGGCAATGGAAGTCGTTGCCCGTGATATGAAGCAAAGCGGCGTTTATATCGCACGGAACCTATCTTTCGATGGGGTTGAATACGCCAAGGTTGAACACGAACTCACCGCCGGGCAGCGGGAAATGTATGATGCAGCCGCAAAGGCATGGCAGAGTATTTTGCAAAACATATCGACGGTTATTGAAGAGCACACAGATGGTGGCGGGAGGCAACGCGGCGCAGCGCTTGCTCAATTCTGGGGGACACACCAGAGGTTCTTCCAGCAGGTTCTCACGTCCATGCAAATGCCGACCATTATTGCGGCAATCAAAAAGGATTTGGATGCGGGAATGTCTCCCGTCATCCAGTTGGTAAACACCAACGAGGCGGCAGTGAAGCGCGCCATGTCGAAAATGCAGGAAGGCGATACGTTTGATGATATTGATATTTCTCCGCGTGACGATATTATCCAGTATCTCGAAACGTCTTTCCCAATAAATCAGTTTGAGGAATATACCGACGATAGCGGCAACGTGAGAACACGTCCGGCACAAGATTCAAAAGGGAACTTCATTGTGAACGCTCAAGCCGTGCGTATCCGCGATGAAATGGTTGATAAGTTGGCCTCAATGGTTCTGCCCGGCAACCCGTTAGATATGATCATAGATGAACTCGGGGCAAGCAATGTGGCAGAAGTCACGGGCCGCACGCTGCGCGTTATCAATAAAGGCGGGAAAAAGGTCAAGGAGCGCCGTAGCCAAAGCAAGGCGTTAGCAGAGGCGCATGAGTTTCAGGCGGGCAAGCGCAAGGTTTTGGTGTTCTCTGATGCGGGCGGCACAGGCATGGACTTCCACGCAGATAAAAGCGCCAAAAATACGGCACGCCGCGCTCACTATGTTTTGCAAGCGGGATGGCGGGCCGACAAGGCAATTCAAGGTTTTGGCCGGACCCACCGCACCAACCAGGTATCTGCGCCGATTTACAAGCTGGCAGGAACAAACCTTTCCGGCCATAAGCGGTTCACATCCTCAATAGCACGTAGGTTGGACCAGCTCGGGGCGCTAACCAAAGGACAGAAAGACACGGGCGGCGGCGGTATGTTTAATGCCACGGACAACCTTGAGAACGAATTTGCCGATGTTGCAGTTATGGCGCTATTCAGGGATATTTACGCGGGCAATGTCGATGGCTTTACAATGGCTGACGTTGATTCTGAACTCGGCATAAAAATAGCGGGTGAAAGCGGCTTCAACAACACCGCCGTTCCAAGCGTTCCTCAATTCCTAAACCGCCTCCTCAACGTCTCTATCGACCGTCAAAATATGCTTTTTGATCGCTTTATTGAGCATATGGAGATCGCTGTGCAGACCGCGATCGACAACAACGAATATACGGCCGGCGTTGAGGAAATCACGCATGATGGTGCTGTTTTGGAGGAAACAAAGCAAGCATACCGCGACCCCGTGACGGGCGCGACATCGGAATACCGCATGATCAATATCACTCGAAAAGTGAAAACAATACCATTCGCGCAGTTGGTCAGCACATTTAGGAACCTGAAATTCAAAAAAAGCAACGAGACAGGCACCGTTTACGCCTTCCGCCCTGCATCATCTCGCACAAATGATCGCGGGCAGGTTATCCCGACATATCACCGATTTACGGCGACAGACCGAACCATTATTGACAGTGACAAATACCGCTTTCAATACTCCATGGTTGAGGAGAAGGAGGCAGAGGCAGCATGGGGCCAACAGATTAAAGATGCGCCGAGCACGCGCGACGAAACTATCCACCTTGTCACAGGAACGCTTTTGCCAATATGGGACCGCCTGCCAAGTAGAAGCCCGAAGATTGTGCGGCTGAAGCTTGATGACGGACGTTCTCTGCTCGGTCGCCAGATACCAGATGTTGAACTTGAACGGACATTGGAAAATTTGGGTGTTGACGCTCCGGAGATAAACCTAAGCGCACCTGAAATACAAAAGGCGGTTATGGACGGAAAAACAATTCTGCTTTCCTCCGGCCATAAGATTGTGCGCCGCCGTGTTGGTGGCGAACTTCGGATTGAGGTCATCACGCCTCCGGGCGACTATTCCGGCCCCGATGGCTTGCGCCGCGCTGGCTTTAATGTAGAGCGTATCCAGTATAAAAACCGCATATTCGCAGCCACGGGCGAGGCTGGCGTTGCACCGCTGGAAAGCCTGATGATGGGCAAGCGCATTGTCAGTGTGACCATGAGCAAAGAACGCCGCCCCAAAACAGGAATGATCCGGCCATACGGGAACCTCTCTGATGGTTCGCCTGTTTTCAAGAAATTCCGCGCTGAGCTTGACCGCATGGGTCTCAAAAATGTGGAATTGCAATTCAACCCTGATTTCGGAGTGCCGGGGGGCATTACTGGCGACCATTTCGGACATATCACAATTACCATTGGCGATACGCTGAACCCGAAGTGGACAATGGCACACGAGTCCGTCCACGCCTACAAACACATGGGTGTTTTTACCGCCGAAGAGTGGTCAATCCTTGAGGCTGAAGCCAAAAGCGTATGGATGAAGCGTTACTATATTCGCCGCCGATACCCCAACCTCACCCGCGCCGAGCAGTATGAAGAAGCTGTTGCCGAGGCATTTGGCGAAGCCTATGAGCGGCGCGGTCAATTCCACACAGAAAGCGCGGTGCGCGCGGCGCTGGGCAGGATTAACAATTTCTTGAAAGCAGTGCGAAGCTGGGCCAAAGGGCTTGGCATGAAATCACCATCCGATGTTTTCGAGGGGATCATGCGGGGCGAGTTTAAGGGCCGGAAGGCCATAAGAGACTGGACTAGCCAGACCGGACGCCTGATGAAGCACCAGCGGCGTGCAAGCGATATAGAGCACACAAGTGGCGCGCTGCACATCCCTGACCGATATGTGTTTGACGAGCTGATCAATGGGAATGGCACGATATTTGAGCGGGTTATGGCGGCAAAGCGCGCTATGGGAGACCGGATTGATTGGGGGGTATTTGGGACAAAACACGGCAAGGAAAACTCAGCGTTTTTCAGCCGTGTGCGCTTGCAGGATTATTTCCTGCCCTTCCTGCGCGCCAATGAGTTGATCGAGCGCGAAACCAATGGCAAAGTTCCTGATGATCTGAACGTCTATGACACCGAGGGCTTATATGCTGGCCGTGTCGGCTCTCGCCTTGGCGATATTCGCAGAAAATACACCATGCCCATAATTGGCATCATCGGCAAAACGCGCGGCATGACCATGGAAACGGTTGGTGATTATCTTACCGCCATGCACGCGAAAGAGGCCAATGCTCACATCGCAAATATCAATCATGATATGCCAGATGGCGGGTCCGGCATGACAAATGCTCAAGCAGAAGCTATTCTGGATGCTGTTAAAGATAGCCCGCAAGCCTCCGCTTACCAAGATATTTCCGTCCTGATTGGTAAAATGCGGGAAGAATCGATTGATATGCGCGTGGAGTCAGGGCTGATATCCGAACATGAGGCCAGCGCATGGCGAAACAGTTATGCCCATTATGTCCCGCTCAAAGGCTTTGCGGAAACCGATTATGCAGATGCTTCGCTTGATATTAACGGTATCGGGCGCGGTTACAATGTGCGTGGTCACGAAACAAAGCGACGGCTCGGGCGAAAATCTGCCGCCTTTAACCCGCTGATCTCCGCCATAACTCAGGCCGAAGAGGTGGTGGTGCGAGCCGAGAAGAACCGTGTTGGTCAGGTGATGTATCAGATGGCCAAGGACTTTCCGACAAATGGCCTATGGCATGTAAAGAAAACAGAGACTAAGCCCGTGTTTAATGAGGCTACAGGGCTGGTTGAGGAACGCTCTGTCGCGCCAATTTCTCTGATCATGGCGCAAAACGAATTGGCCGTTAAGGTGGATGGGCAAGAGCACCGGATAATCTTTGATGACATGCGCCTTGCCCGGGCCGCAAGCCGGATGGGATCGGCCCGCCTTGGCGACATAATGGTTTATCTGTCGAAATTCAGCCGATACTTTTCGGCCATAAATACCATGCTTAGCCCGACGTTTATTGTGAAAAACTTTGTGCGCGACATTGTAACCGCCTCGATCAATATATCCTCCTACGAAAATGGCGGGAAAATCAGAAAGGGGATGCTCAAGGATGCCCCAAAGGCATTTATGGGCGCGTGGCGCGGGCAGGGTGGAAAATTCGATACCGAATATTCGAGATATTATCGGGAATACGATCAGGGCGGCGGCAAGGTGTCGTTCTGGACCGTGGACACGCCGTCGGTTAACCAGAAGCGCCTTGAGAAGCTGATGAAGGCCAAAACTGGCGGGGTCGCGCGAAAATCGCTAAACCTGATCACGCCAAACTCAGAAATCAATCCTATTATTGGCGGGATAGAGCGGATCAACTTGGCAGTAGATAATGCCATTCGCCTATCGGCCTATGTGCACGCGCGCAAAAACGGGTATTCAGCGGAAAAGGCTATGTTGCTGGCGAAAGACTTGACGGTAAACTTCAATCGGCGCGGCGAGTCCGGAGCTGCCATGAACGCGATCTGGACATTCTCAAATGCTGGTATGCAAGGGCTTCACATAATGATGCGAGCGCTCAAAAGCCACAAAGTAAAGGCTATTGTCGCTGGCATGGTGATATTCGGGTTTATGTTGGACCAAGCCAACGTCTACCTCTCTGACGATGATGATGACGGCGAACTCTATTACGATAAAATCGCAGATTATAAGCACGAAATGTCGGTGATGTTGATGCTTGGCCTTGAGCCGGATTCGGCGAAAAGCGCTGCCGCTCTTTGGATGCCGTATGGTTATAATGTGTTTCCATACCTCGGAAACCGTTTAAGCCAAATGTATCGCGGGAAAGTTACTGGTGGAAAGGCATTTGGAGATGTTGCTGCAGCAGCCTTCAATTCATTTGTGCCGATTTCCGGCGGTGACTTGATGGCGACGGCCACGCCAACAATCCTCGACCCATTTATTGAGATCGCCAGAAACAAAAACTTCCTTGGATGGGCAATTCACAACAACTATCCAAATCAGCGGGGGCCGAATTCCGAGCAGACAGCAATGGGCAACCCGTCCTTGGCCTCGCAGTTTATCGCCCAGAAAGTCAACGCATTCACAGGCGGAACATATGCTGAAAGCGGATGGGCTGACTTTTACCCGCAGGACATCGACCATATCGGCGGGTTCCTCACCGGCGGGGTGGGCCGGTTCTTCGGGCGGTCAAGCGACATCATTGCGAACCTGCTAAATGGGAATGATATTGAGGCCGGACAGGTGCCATTGGTGAGAGACCTATACCTGCCGCCGGACCAACGCGCAGATCGACGTCTTTATTTAGACCGCTCTTCCATGATCAAAGAGGCTTATGCTGCAGCAAAGGCTTATTACGATGCTGGCGACCCTATACCTGAGCGCGTAAGATGGGTGGCCGCTCTAAATGATGTTCGGCGCGAGGCGGCGCGGTATTATCGTGGGTCAGCACGAACCCCGAGAGACAGAGAGAGCGCGTATTATATTCTGAATAAGGCATATGTTGCCGCATGGAAAGCGAATACAGCCTATAGTTCGAACTCGATTTTCGACTGATTATAAATATATTCCGCACAAACATTCCTTGGTAGTGTATTTGTGGGAGAAACTTGGAGAGAGCCATGAGTTACAACAGCGCGACAAAGACAATCATACGAGGTTACAGGTTCACCACGGCATTAGACGCTGAAAGTGGCGACCCGATAACACAGGCGCAGCACGATGCAGCGCATGACGAGGTTGTGGCGGACGTTAATGCCATGCGCGCCGATATAGCCAGCGCCAGCGTGATTATCGACAATTTCACTGGAGATGGGTCTACGACAACTTTCGCGCTAACAGGATCTCCAGTGGACGAAAATACTCTGTTTATCCATATTGATGGCATCTACCAGAACTTGGACACCTTATCGCTTATCGCAGGGGACTTGGTTTTCTCTGCCGCGCCACCGAACTTGTCAGACATCGAAGTGAAGCAATTTTCAACGCCTCCGGTATCAAGATCCGTGACCACATTTTTAGCTGGCGACACCACGCCTTCTGTTCTTGGCGGGCTGGTTTTTCTGACGGACGCGGGTTCGATCACGATCACAGATTTTGATGACGGGGCCGCTGGGCAAGAAATTACTATCATATCCAAGGGCGCAGTAACATTCGACACCACGGGAACAGACCTCACGGGTAGTTCTGTTGATCTGGTGACAGCTTCCGGCGATGTGACGCGCTGGGTGTGTGAGGATGGGACCACTTGGCGCTTGATGGGTTTTGTTAACGCATCCGCAGATAACTCGGTGGGGGCATAAACCATGGGCTTGACCAAACCATTTAACCGCATGAATGGAAGCGTTTTCAACGCCACCTCCGAAGTCCCTGCCAACTTAACGGTTGGCACCTACATCACCATTGCCGGAGTGACCAAGGAGGTTGTTTCCACGGGCGAGGACGAGACCGTTAACAGCAACAAGCTCCGCAATGTCGCGCCGGGGCGAAAGAACGTGCGTGCGAAATCAACTAATTACTCGGTCCAAGCCGACGATGATGGCGCGGTGATAAAATGCGATTCATCCTTCACTGTATCCTTGCCAGCGGCAGCATTGCTTCCCAATGGCTGGTTTGTTGATGTAATCTCCGTGTCTGGAGATGTGGTGATTGATCCAAATGGTGCCGAAGTTATAGATGGGGCATCCACCGTAACACTATCGTCTGGTCAGGATTGCAGAATTACGTGTAATGGGTCGGCCTTCTATTCCCAATTTCTCTCAAACACAAGATTGGAAAATATAGTAGAAGATGCCACGCCGCAGCTCGGCGGCGCGCTGGATGCAAATGGCAATTCTATTGATCTGTCTCAAGGTGCGGACGTGGCCAGCGCGGCGGAGCTGCTGGTTTTGCGCGATGGTAACAGCTTTGACGTTACGGGCGCGGTGACTATTTCCAGCATCGAGGACACGGCAGATGCTTGGCCGATTGGCTCGGTGATTACACTGAAATTCGATGATGCACCTCTATTGGCGCACCACGCAACGAACCTTGTCTTGCTCGGGGGCGCTGACATTCAAACGGCGGCTGGCGATGTGGCCATATTCCAGAAATACGCTGCCGGTGATTGGCGAATGGTGAGCTTTAGCGGGATTAGCGCTACGACTGGCTGGCAGGCTGGCACAAGCACCAAGCCAAGCTTGGCAAGCCCTGCCAATATCGCTGCGTCCATCGGTGCCTTGCAGCGAAGCCCCGCGCCTGATTTGATGGTAAGCTTTGAAACAACATCCGGAACTGCGGGAACCTCGGGCATTCCGGCGGCGCTTACCTTGCTACCATTAAACACTGTAAACAGGAATGTTATTGCAGGGGTGTCGCTCGCATCAAATGTAATTACCGGGCTGCCTGCCGGGGATTATTACATAGAATGGTTAGTAAATTTCCGCCGAGCTGGTGCTTCTACAGCACTGGTCCAGACGGACATTTATGACAATCTTGCAGCAGCTCGCGCGGTCCCAGGCATATCAGATCAAATCGGGAGTTATGATGCTGGAGTGATTGCAGGCGCAGGATTTTATTCACCAGCCGCAACCGCCGACTTGATCCTGCGAGGCTATTCCAATTCATCCGGCACCACAAATGGCGCGCCTACGGCGAGCGGCTCGCCAAACGTGATCAACATCGTGAAACTATGGAAACTGTAAAGAGGCCATTATGGCGCAAAGCACAGCGATACCCCTTCCAAGCGATACTTGGATCATGATTTCGCAAACAGGGGCGAATATCGCAAGTGCAAACTGGGATATGACTATTCAGGTCCTCATTAAATTGAACGCATAAAGGGGGAACCAATGATGTTAACTAGCGATATTAAGGCAACTTTGTGTGATGGGGTGGCTAAATTCGCGGTGCGCAAGGACGGGATTATTGAGGCTAAGAATTTGCCGACCTGTGCCGATAATGCAACGGCGGTAACGGGTGGGCTTGCTATTGGCACAATTTACCAAACCGCAACTGGCGAATTGAGGATTGTGGTATGATAAGCCTAGGACTGGGATTGGGAATTTATCGTAACGATGGCGGTGCGTCCAGCTTCTCGCCGCTTGACCTAAACCTTGACGGCTTCTGGGACCCTGACCAATCCTATTCCGGCACCCTCACGGACGTTACCGGCTTGCCTGATCTAACTGATAACGGTCGGGATCTGACCTATCACACGGCGCTTGAGCTGGCGATCATATCAGCGAGCAATGGTAAAAGCTGGGCGGAGCTGATCGGCGGCGGAGGGAATAACCACTTTTACAATAATGCGGTCGGCGCGCTGGTCGCTGCTGGCGCTAATGTGCCGTGGACGCATTTCGGGGTGGTCCAGCTTGATGCCATTAACACAAATCCCGTTCTAATGACGCTTTGCAATACAGACGTCGCCGATAATTACCAGATTTTCAGGTTCCCAATTGACGGATCAATCACTGTTGAGAACAAAAACACGGCGGGGACGGTCGTCACGGCTACGCTATCCGGCAAGCAAGCTGCGCTAACCACAAAGTCATTCGTCCTGCGAATAAATGGAGACGGCACCCTGTCTTTCTGGCTCGATGGCATATTGGTCGATGCGGCATTGCCGTTTTCCGGCCCTACCTTTGCCTCGCCAATGACGCGCTACAACATTGGCGCAAATGTATTTTCGGCCAACGGAAACGCAGCCAACGAAGCCAACGGAAAGTTTGGCGCACATGGCTTTGCGGCTTCGGCCTTGTCAGATACCGCCTGTGCCGATATCGCTGAATGGTTGTTAGCGTGGCATCCGTGATCTGCGATCTTAACATTGTGATGGGCCAATCAAATTCCGGTGTGAAAACCAACGACGGGATACTATTCCCCGTTGGCGAGGGTGGCTTTGCGCACCCATCGAATGGCGCCGGCGCGGGGGCTATGTCAATCAAGTTCGAGAATGATAATTCAAATATCGAATGGAAATATTTCGCGGAAACGTGGCTTGCGCAGACGGGTCGCAATGCGGCCTTTGTGCAGGCCGGTGTTAGCAATACATCTCTGCTAAAGGCGGCAGAGGCGTGGAGTCCTGCTGGATCTTGGGAGCTGGGCATTGATAGTCTATATGACGCGCAGGCGGCGAAGATCAACGCCGCCCTTGCAACGCGCACGCTCTCTCCGGCTATGAAGCGGGGGAGGATTTACGTTCACTGGCTGCAGGGTGAGCGCGATGCCGGAAGTATTAACGGCACGACGATCACCGCCGATTTATACACCGCCGCGCTCGATGCGCTTGTCAATCAGTCTATGGCTGACTATGGCGCGTCAAAGTTTTTGCTCTACAAGCTCGGCCTGAATCCAGCCAATCCGCCAGCTACGGGTTGGCCTGCAATTCAGGCGGCGCAACAAGCCGTGGCCGACAGCAATGCAGGTGCCGAAATGGTCTGGGACAAAGCGGCCAATGGCACCACGCTGGTTATTGACGGCAACGGCGAGTGGGTAAGCGGCTGGGGATATCGGGCAGACAACCACTATTCAGATAATGCGCGCCGAGCGCTTGGGATCGGGGCCGCTAAGAATTTGGCAATTTTGGAAGGATTTTGATTATGAAACTGACAGACCAAGAGGCGCAAGAGGCAATGGCGGCAATAAAGCTGCTCCACCGGTTGGCCATGAAAACAGAAAACCGAGGCCTTATCCGTGCGGCTAAAACGATGCACAAACGGGCGCGGCGATATGGCGAGAAATATCACACAGGTGTGACTATCAAAGCTGGTAGCACCTAATGTTTGGGCTGGTTTATATCGCAGTTACATCTGCTATTTGGCTGCAAACCCGCTCGCTGGCGTCACTGGTGGCCTTGCCTGCCCTTGTGGCTACTGTAGCGCTGTTCTGGCTCGATGCGGCGCATTCAGGTGCGTATGCCTCGGCTGTTTGGGCGCTGGCAGGGGCGTGGCTTATATTCCAAGGGCTTAGAAATGGAGACACCCCCAAAAATAGCGAGGTTCTGGCCGGTGCGCTCTATGGTATTTCTGGGATAGTTTACGTTCTGTTCTATCTTGGGTTCCAAAATGAAACGCTATCGGCGGTTCCTGTTATTTCTGATGTTGCTTTTGGTCTTGGTCTTTTCGTTGGCACTTGGCCAGGCGTTATTGCTAATCGTCGCCATCGCGGTGGACGTGGCTTTCGCCGGGGTGATATGGAAATTGCGCGGGAGGATTTGGCGCGCGGTGCTTTGCGTGATCGGAGTGAAGGATGACGGGAGATGACAAGGAAGAGGGCCGGAGGCAGGGGCGGGTTGATACGCGCTTAGATGTCCTTGAGAAGGCGCTTGATGAGATCAAATCAGAGCTGAAGGCCGCGCGCGGTTTTGTGTGGAAGGCCCTCGCGGCTGTAATCGGTATGCTTGCCGCGCAGTGGGCCAAGATAATGGGGTTTTGGCAGTGATGTTTACAAAATTCACAATTTTCGGCTATGGTGTCCTTGGGGCTGGCGGCTGGCTGGCGGTTACGTCGGCGCTTGATCACCTAGCAAAATGGCTTGGAGGCTGACATGTATCCATGGGAAGGCGCAAAGAAACCACTAACGACGGGCATCATGGTCGAGGTCGCGCAATCGCTTGATATTGACCTGGCTACGCTAAAAGCTGTTTGGGAGGTCGAGAGCGGCGGCGAATTCTGGGACAAGCACGGCGTTATCAGCCGATTCGAGCCGCACAAGCTGGCCAAGCCTATCGGAACGTGGCGCACAAGCCTCAAGATAGGTCGAGCGCGGCGCTGGGAGATGTTTCTGGCAGCTTACGCAAACGACCCAGAGGATGCGATTAGAGCGGCATCATGGGGGGCGCCGCAAATCATGGGGTTCAACCATAAAGCGGCGGGATACCCGACGGCGGCTAAAATGGTCGAGGCTATGGCACAGTCTGCCGACAATCACGTTAGGATATTCGCAGCCTTTATCACGTCGGCCAAGCTAGCCACGCATTTACGGGCAAAAAACTGGCGGGCTTTTGCCAGAGGCTACAACGGAAGCGGCCAGGTTGATGTTTACGCGACCAAGCTTGAGCGGGCTTATCGGAGGCACTCGGGTCTGGCCTCCGAGGTGGTGCTATCGGTCGGTGCATCTGGGGCTACGGTGAGAAAGCTGCAACGGCTTTTGAAAATCAATGTTGACGGGCATTTCGGCGCGAAAACGAAAGCGGCGGTTAAGCGGTTCCAGCGGGATAGGGGTCTTGAAAGCGACGGGGTGGTCGGGGCCAAGACTTGGGCCGCATTGCTGCCCGCCAGCGACCCGCAGACATCCGGCCAAGCGCCTACCAAAAAACTAAACTGGCTGCCGGTGCTTGTCGCGGCCATTCTCAAAATGATCGGAGGCAAGAAATGAATGAGCCAACGAAAAGTAAGATCAACTGGACAGCCGCCGCTATCAGCGCGGTGACACTTGGGCTTGTCGCGATGGGCGCGACCCCAGAGGTGAAAGCCAATGTGCTAACACTGGTCGGCATATTCGTGCCGCCGCTGATTATCGTATTTCGCACGTGGTTCACGGGTCCGAAATGAAGTGGCTATTAAAGCTTCTTGGCGGCGGGTTGCTCGACCGCGTGCTGGATACCGTTGACAAAAAGGTCCAGTCTGAAACTGACCGCGAAAAGATCAAGGGCGATATTATCAGGGAGGCATACCGGACAAAGGCGGATTGGATGCGTGCGGGCGGGTTCTGGCTAATGCTGGGATTCGCCCTTCCCTTAATGTTCTGGTTTGCTGCCGTGGTGGTTTATAGCGTGTTCTGGTGCGCGGGATGCGCATACCCGCAGGGCTGGAGCATTGCGGCATTGCCAGCGCCGCTTGACGAATGGGCAGGACTGATTATTGTGAGCATATTCGGAGTGATTGGCGCAACGAGATTGAGAGGCTAATATGGCAGGCGGGCGATATAGAGAGCGGGCAGTGTTCCAGCGGCTGAATGCCGAAGCCGTTGACGCATACGGTCAGCCGCATTCCGCTTGGGAATCGCTTACAACCGTATGGGCCGACCTGCGCGAGACCACGGGCAAGGAGCGGGTCGAGGCTGGGGCCGTGAATAGCGCGGTCACCGGAACGCTTAGGCTCCGCTACTCGATGGATGCAGCCTCGATCACGGCGGCGGACCGCGTGACAATTAGAGGCTCGACCTGGAATATCCGCTCGGTGGGCGAGGTCGGGCGAAAGCACAAGCAGGTTGAAATGCTGATTGAGCGAGGCGTGTCATGAAGGTAATCGGAGGCAAAAAGCTAGCTAAGCAGCTCAACACGCTGCCAGACGAGGTGCAGGCGAATATCCGCAAAGTGGTCCGAAAGTCTGGCGACGAATTTGTGAGCGTCGCGCGTGCGCTGGTGCCTGTTGATACTGGCGCGCTGCGCGATACGATTAAGGTGGAGTATAAGCATAACGGCATGACCGCCGTTATCACGGCAGGCGGTGACGATCCGAAAACGATCATCCAAGCGAAGGCAATCGAAGGTGGCCGCAATCCATCGGCCATGCGGGGCGGCATGGAGGCGCGGCCATTTATGAGCCGCACCGAAAAATTTCTCGCCAAGAAAATCGCGGGCCGCTATAAGCGAGCCATAAAAAAGGCGGTAAAGGATACGACAAATGGCGGATAGCTGGGAGCTGGATTTGCAGGCTGGGATACGCGCAGCGCTTGCCGCTGATGCTGGTGTCGCTGCACTTGTTGGCGCTCGCATTTATGACACCCCGCCTGATTCGCCAACATATCCATTCATTCGGTTCGGCGATCTTTCCATGCAGCCAAACGATACCGACGGCACGCTTGGCGCGCTGATCACGGTCTCGATTGAGGCGCATTCACGGTCGCTTTCTGGCAGTGTCGAGGCTAAGCGAATCCTCGGGGCAGTCCGTGCCGCTTTGCACAGGCAGGAAACGGGCGTGACATTGGCAAATTTTTCGCTTATAGAATTGATTGAGAGGACCAGCTTGACGCGACGAGATAGCTCTGGCGAGTCCTTTGTGGGTGTCGCGGTCTATCGCGCCGACCTCAGCCCATAGTCCCGGCCCTTGGGCAAGGCCGTGATTGGAACGCTGGATAGCGTGCCATACCCTTAGAAGGAGCCTAAAAAATGGCCAAGCAACTCGGTCGCGCCATGACGCTTAGTATCTGGAACGGAACTTCCTCCGCTTACGACTTCATCGCGGCGCTCAACTCAAAAACCCTCACGATCAACAATACGTCAATCGACGTGACCACGCCGGACGGCACCACGCCGGAAGGCGTTCTGTGGGCTGAGCTTCTAGACGGCGTTAAAAATGTCTCGATTTCTGCCGATGGGCGCTTTGATGCAGCCGCGCCGGAATCGCTTCTTTTCGATGCAGCAGATTCTTCCCCGCCGATTGAGAAATTTCAGATCGTCGTTCCCAATCTAAAAACATTCACGGGCAGCTTTTTTATCGACAGCTATGAGCTGGGCGGCGAAACTACGGGCGAGCAGACGTTCAGCATTTCGCTGTCGTCCACTGGCGCGGTTACGGTAGCGTAATGATCGGCGACAAAGCCCCGCTCGGAGGCATCCTTGAAACGATAGGCGGCGCGCAGCACCCCATGCGTCTGCTGATCGGCGGCATTGAGCGGCTGGAGGAGCGGCATCGCAGCGTTTATGATGTGTGGGATGGCTTTTTTAACGGTGGCCGCAAGCCAACATCGGTTGAGGTGCGCGACATTATTTGCATG